TATAAATATCCACTACAGTTCTTTACTGCTTGCCTTAATGCAAGTCAGAGATTGCCCGATCCCATGGAGGAAATCAGACTAATTCAGCAAGAGCTTCCATATTTTGGTATCAAGCTATTGCCACCTCACTTATTAAAGTCTGACATGAAGTTTAAGATAGACGGAGAGAATATTCGTTACGGCTTGAGCGCCATTAAGGGCATTTCAGATAGCGCCATGGAAAAACTAATTAATTTCCGTGGAGAATATGACAGCAAGATAGATTGTTTTATTGCCGCAAAGCAGGCTGGCTTAAATATTGGAGTTCTATCTTCATTGATTCAAGCTGGCGCGCTTGACGAGCTAGAAACCAAGAGAACAAGATTGGTTCTTGAGGCACAAACATATAATTTGTTAACTGACCGCGAAAAGAGACTAGTTAAGGATATTCATGATGATACAGAAAACAAAGATATTCTTTCTATTATTAAGATTCTAAATGAAAAGAGCCAAATCAAAGATAGTAGATTTGAAACAATCAAGGGTAAGTATAATACCTACAAAGATATCTATTTACTAAATAGTAGAAACGAGGAGATTACAAACTACTTCTATGAGAGGAATTGTCTAGGATTTAGTTATAGTCAGAATCTAACCACTATCTTTAAGAAAAAGAACCCAATGTTCAATACAATTAGGACTATTTTAGATACCCGCAAGGAAAATGATAATGTTTTAGTGGTTGGACAGGTTCTAGAAACCAAGGTTTCCAAATCTAAAAATGGTAATAAGTTCTATAAGGCAGTAGTATCTGATGATACCGGAACAATAACCTCGCTATTATTTGACGGTAAAAAGGGCATGTTAGAAGAGCTAAAGCATGATAACGCTGGTGTTTTTCCAGAAGAAAATGATATCGTCGCCATCAAGGGCAGACTAAAGGGTCAGGATGCCATATTTGCCGACAAAATAGTAAAACAAGACTGTCGTATCTATAAAAATATGAGAGATTTGAAGTAGTTAATTAATTAATTTTTAATATAAAAATTGATGTTTTCGGTGTAATATAGATATATGAGTCAAGAACTGCCCCTTCCTAAGAACAAAGAAACACGCGGAGACTATATGGCAAGATGTGCCTCCATCAAGGTAGACCCATCTGATAGCAAGTGGTCTGACCCAAATCGTGTTGTTGCCGCATGCGAAATGAATTGGTCGAAGGCCAGAGAGTCTGCCGCTATGATCTTAGGTTCTGGTGATCAGGAAACATTATTCATGGTCAAGCCCATCGAGGAAATTAAGGCAAGCGCAGAAATCGAAATCAATGCAGATGCAGAGATTGCAAATGAAGTATTTGCAACACTTTTAAATAGCGCTACAGTCGCACACATTCTACATCTTCAGACACGTAGTTATGCAAAACATAAAGCTTTACAAAACTTATACGAGGAGCTTCCAGAGGTAACAGATAGCCTTATTGAGTCTTATCAGAGCAAATATGGAATTGCACAATATCCAGTCCAATCTGTTACAACACCATCTGATCCGCTTGAATTTGTCAAAGGATTAAGAGAATATGTCACATCAAATAGATATGCAGTAGCCAAAGATTCTGAGCTTCAGAATATCACTGATGAAATCACACAGCTTCTGGATAGTACAATTTATAAGCTAACATTTTTAAGCTAAAAAACATATGCCATTACCAACCCCAAATAATAGAGAAAGCCGTGGAGACTTTGTTTCCCGTTGTATTCAGTCGCTTAACGACAAAGGTGAGATGAAGGATAATAAGCAACGTATCGCTGTTTGTTATACCCAATGGAAGGATGCAAAGGCATCTGCTGATGTTATCGTGGGTAGTGGCGATCAAGAGACTATTATCTCTTCTGGTCAGCGTTTTGGTGGAGAAAAACGCTCGGATTTAAAGGATAGTGACTTTTTATACCCAAAAGAACGCAGTTTTCCCATAGTAACGCCAAAAGATGTAAAAGATGCAGTTAGTAGCTTTGGGCGTAGTAAAGGTAAAGATTTTGAAGACTTTAAGCGCCGTCTCGTTCGTAAGGCACGTTCCAAGGGCGCAGCATTTGTTTCTGCACTTCCAGATACAATTAAAGAACAATTTAAAATCAAAGCCAATGCAGAAGAGGCCGTTGAAGAACTAAGGGAAGAGTATGTAAATCAGGCAAAAGAAGTTATTCGTGAACTATTAAGCGCCGCAAATAAAGTCGCAGCATTTCTTGAGGATGAAGCATATCACGACAAAGCAACAGAAGCATGGGTATTTGAAAAGATGGTTTTATCTAAAGCCATGATCTGCGGAGCCGAACATTATATCGAGTTTGGTGAGGATGAAGATGAAAAAGAAGAAACTCAAGAAAATGTTGGTCTAATAGAGCCAGCTAAAGTTACCTCCGAAGACGAGATTCGTGAGAAAGTTTACAATAATAAATTTGGAGCAGATACATACTAATATGTTTGAAATTATTTCAGAAGTAAAATATCACGACGAAGCGCTCCATAATCGCGTTAAGCAGGCTGCCGATAAAAAATTTGGCACAAAAAGCAGTTATGTTAAGAGCCTTTGGATATTAAAAGAATATAAATCCAGAGGTGGTAAAGTACAATATAAAGGAAAGAAACCCTCCGGGACATCTATTAAGAAGCAAGTTAAGGGTAGTCAGGTTTATCTAAATGTTTCTTACGCACCAGAAGAAGACCTATTTGCTGCTGAACATAATGGAAAAAAAGTTCAGCTAAATAAACCGTTTCGTACACCAAAGGGGCCTAAAAAATTTGCTGTTTATGTTAAAAATGGTAGTGGTAAAGTAGTTATCGTAAGGTTCGGTGATCCTAATATGGAAATCAAAAGAGATGACCCAGCCAGAAGAAAAAGCTTCCGCGCAAGACATCATTGCGATAATCCCGGTCCCAAATGGAAAGCACAATACTGGGCATGTCAAACATGGAGATCTGATAAGTCAGTAAAACAGGTTGCCGGTGAAGAAGATATTGATTGGGACAACCTACCCACACAGGAAGAAATCTATGGAACCGAGCTTCCAGCTTTTGATATGGAAGAGATAGATGATAGCTGTTACGATTGTGAATAAATAATTATTCTTGATCAGTTTATAAGTTATTGTTATACTTCATGTAACGATGAAAGTTACATGGAAAGTAGAAGGAGCGGGAGACTGGTCTGCAACCATAGTTGACGACATAACCTGTCCGCCTATTGAAATAGCAACCAAGGTTCTTGAGAGAGAATTAAAAAGCTTTTCTAATCCTGATGGTGGAATGACGCTAGGTTTAGTTCTTATGGTTACCCATGACAGAATGAAGTCTGTGGATGAAACTTTTATTTGCCATATGCCAACAGTACTTGCCAATGCAGGGTTTTATTTTGAGTCAAATCAATTACAAAAGCAGATTGACAAGCTGCTCAATTCGTAATAAGATTGGTACATGAAAACAATTACAGCATCTATCACGGCAATTTTTCTCCTTATCACTTCACTTTCAGCCGAGGATATTAAGCCACCAGAAATTAAAGAAATGCTAGTAATTGGCGCTGGCCCAACAATGAACGCCTCAATGAGCGCTTGTCAGGATAGAATGTATAATAGCTGTAAGCAGATACAAACGGTATCAAACCGTGATAGCCAGTGGACAGGTGCTGGGTGGATAACCACCTATCAAGTTACCTATAAAGTTGTACATTAATTCTCAATGGAAAAACTAACGCTTCAAGAATACCAAGCTATTCTTAATAGCCTAGTTTATCACCATGCGGTTTTCTATCAATTTTGGCGCTTGGTTAAGCCAAGCTACTCAGAAGAAATAGATACCGCATGTGTTAGTTTTAATAATGAGGGCAAGTGTATAGATTTTCTAATCAACAAACATTTTTGGCACTCTATCTCAGAAGAAAAAAAGAAATTTGTTATATGCCATGAATGCATGCATGTAATCAATTCACATGGTAAAAGAATTAATAAAAAGTTTCAAGAGCATGCAGAGCAAGCAAACTGCGCGATGGACATTGTTGTTAATGAATCTTTAGTAAAATATTTTAATTTTAATAAAAACGAAATAGACCCCTCAGAAGAATACGTGTGGTTTGATAAGCTATTTAAAGATGATCCATCCGTATTAAAAGACAATAGCTTTGAATACTATCTTAATAAAATCATTGAGAAAAATATACAAATGCCTTCCTCTGGAAGCCATTTAATCAATTCACATAACGGGCTAGATATACCCAAAGAGTTTGCACAACAGATTATCAATCAACTATCAGATGAGGAAGCTGACATATTAAAAAACATTGCAGAACGCGCTGAACAGGGTAAGAAACAAGAATCAAATGGGCAAATTGCCGGAACAAAAGCTGGCGATCTGGTTAAAACCCTAGAAAAAAAACCAATAAAAACTTGCTCTAAATGGGAAACGGTTATCAAAAAGTTTGAACGTAGTTTTGGAAAAGAAGAAACCAATGAATCTCACTGGCTAGCAAAAGACAGGAGAATGCATAATTTAAACTTTAATATATTCTTGCCCTCTGAAATTGAGTACGAGGTTCGTAAAACAAATAAAGATAAAATTAAAACATATTTCTTTATGGATTCAAGTGGTTCATGCGACATGTTAGCGCAACGATTTTTTAATGCGGCCAATAGCATTAACAAGGATAAATTTGATGTTGAGTACTACTGCTTTGATACCACGGTTTATAAAGTAAACTTAAAAGATAGAAAGCTTTTTGGTTTTGGTGGAACAAGCTTCCGTTGTATAAGCGACTTTGTTTATAAAACAAAAAATGAAAATCCGTTCGTATGGGTTCTGACCGATGGCTATGGAGACTATCCGCCCATTCCAGATAAGGAACAGAAAAAATGGAGTTGGTTTTTGACCAAAGATGGTTGCCAGAGATACATCCCCAGAGAATGCAAAACATATCTTTTAGAAAATTTTGAATAGACATCATCAAAAAAAACATTTAAAATAGCTTTATGGATCAAACTCTAGACCAAATTGAAAACAAACTAGTTCAGTATTTTAAACTGGGCAAGAACGTTCTGCTAGAAGGTAAACATGGTACTGGAAAGACCAGTCTCATCCAGAAAGTATTTGGAGATAACTGTAAAAACTGGTTGTACTTTTCAGGATCTACCCTTGATCCTTGGGTTGATTTTGTGGGTGTTCCAAAAGAAATCGAAAAGAATGGTGAGTATGTTTTATCCTTTGTACTTCCAGAGAAGATGGCCGATAATAAAGTCGAAGCCATATTTATTGATGAATATAACAGAAGCCACAAAAAGATCAGAAATTCTGTAATGGAGCTTATCCAGTTCAAGAGCATTAATGGTAGAAAGTTTCCAAACCTAAAAGTTGTTTGGGCGGCAATAAATCCAGCTGATGATGAGGACGAGTCATACGATGTAGAAACATTAGATCCCGCACAGCTAGATCGTTTTCAAGTTAAAATAAAAGTTCCCTATTCTCCAGATTTTGAATACTTTAAAAATAAGTTTAGTGTTAAAATTGCACAGGGCGCTATAGAGTGGTGGGACGGCCTTCCAAAAGAAGCGCAAAATCTAGTTTCCCCAAGACGTTTGGACTATGCACTAGAAATATTCCAAGAAGGCGGTGATATTTTTGACGTATTAGATGACAAGAGCAATCCAACAAAATTACTTGTAACACTACAGGTTGGTAGCTTAATCCTAAAGATTAAAGAACTTTATGATTCTAAAAGCGGAAAAGAAACTAGGAAATTTTTCTTATCTGAAAATAACTTCCAAGGCGCATTACCAATTATTAAAAAGAATAAAGAATACCTACAGTTCTTTTTACCACTACTTAATAATGAACGATTGTCTGCAATCTTCTTTTCAGATGTTAAAGCGCAGAAATTTATTCTGGAAAACTCACAATTGTTTAAAGACCCATTAGAGGAAATAGCCAAGCTTAAAGCTATTGATCCTTCTATTTTAGCGCAAATTAATCATGCGCTTAAAAAAATAGGAAATGTTACTTATTTTAATTAATGTGCAGCTGTGGTGGTACTGACAGGTAAACCATGCACATTTCTTTCTAGATAGATAACTCGATTATCAATATTATCAATTTGTTTCTGCATGCCAACTATTATTTGACTATAAGCTTTTAATTGTTCGGTAAAAACTGTTTGATTGTTTATTATTGTTTCTAATTTTGCCTGAGTTATTTCAAAACGTTTTTGGTCTTCTATATCCTGTCTTTTGTCATTATCTATCTGCACCTTAACATATTCCCCAAATTTCTCATTTGTTACATAATGTTGACCCATCCATAGAGTCGCATAACTGAACATCATAAAAGCAATAAGCATAACTGCTGGTTTGATATATGCCGCATACCATTTATCTGATTTGTGATCTGGTACGTTAGTAAGCGGGTTCAGGGCCGATAGAGGGTCTATACTCATGATATATATTACATTTAATTTATAAAAATCCTACAAAAAAACATATTTGTCACATAATTCACCAATTTATTTATTTTAATTGAATTAATTATCACATAATACTATAGTATATTCATGCACTACCAAGAAAAAGTAACTGAATTCATGAAAACGTTTGGTCAAGACTGTCCTGATCGCCCCACAATTCCAGACCTTCAGACAAGAATTTTAAGAGTAAGGCTTCTTTTAGAAGAAGTACTAGAACTAACAGAGGCCAGTGGACTAAAAATAGTTGACTCACTTGGTTCTGTTTTTGATAAAAAACTGCTTACCGAAAAAGGTGGTATAAAAATTGTAGAAAATACAGAAATTCAACCAGACATAGTTGAGGTGGCGGATGCGATTGCGGACATTTCCTACGTTAATTATGGCGCGGCATCGGCCTATGGAATAGGCATCTTACCAGTTGAAGAAGAGGTTCATAGCTCCAATATGACAAAACTATTCACCAAGGACGAAGCGGTGACTCTGAATCCGGCATTTTATACTTCAAAAATTGTTAACGATAAAGATAAATGCGTACTGGTTAAAGATACAAATGGGAAGGTTCAGAAAAGCCCATCCTATGCAAAAGCCAATATTTCAGCTATTGTTAACGCCCAAATTACCAAGTAATGGAAAATAGTGTAGAACTTATAGGTTGGTATGGCGGAGATGAAGTAAATGCCTGTAGCGCATGGACTTCTACTAGCAGAGAATTAACGGAAGAAAAACGCGCGCGAATTCCCAAGCTATTAAAAATGCTTGCGGAGAATGGCCATGAAACACCATTCGAAAAATCCACTGTTCATTTTTTGGTTAATACAGATATCGCAAGTCATATTCATTTATTAAAGCATAGGATTAGTTCTTTGAACGCAGAGAGCGCCAGATACAAGGAACTAAAAGAAGATAAATATTATATACCCACAGACTGGCCCTTGTATTGGCAACAAGCATTAGCTGATTATACTATAAAAGGAAATGATCTATACCATGAATGCCTAACTAAGCTAGAAGAAGCCGGTATCGACAGGAAGAGAGCAAAGGAGTCAGCAAGATTCTTTAAAACCTATAATTCTCAAATTCAATCAGATATTATGTTTAACTGGCGCAGTTTTGTAAATTTTCAAAAACTCAGAAACTCTGAACATGCACAGGTAGAAATTAGAGAAATTGCAGTGCAAATGTTAAATGCAGTTAAAAATATAGAAGGAAATCCTTTTGAATATACTTTAGAAGCTTTTAATTTATAATTAATCGATATTACTTAATATAATATCATTATTAATGATAGATAAAGGTATATCTTATTTAGAACAAGCTAATAATTTTGATGTTAATGTAATGTTTTGCGCAGCGCCAAAACATGCGGTTACCCTAACTAAACATAATAATCAAAAATATTTATATACTATCTATTGCCTGCAAATCATAGAAAGCGGTAATTATATTATATTTGAAAAGCTTTTCAAGGTGCTTAAAAGAAGAAATAAACATGGATTGTTTTTCAAAATAGAAGAAAATAAAACCGAATCTTTTAGTTGCCTTGCCGAAGCAAATATTTATTTAAATAAATTTATCAACTCTTTCGATAAACATGAAAGAGTAATAAAGGATATATCTAATATCCAAGACGGCATACCAGCTGGAAATGCAATATTACTAATAAACCAGTGGGAACAATATACACTAAACTATTTTAATGAAATAGTTAGTTCTGAATAGCTGCGTATGCCCAAACCTGACCCTGACCCGCACCAGTAACAACTAATCTAACATAAGGAACGGGTGAATCTAAAAATGCAGGGGCAGCATATCCATTCGGTAAAGAATTAAACGTATAAAGTGGCACACCTGCATAGCCACCAGCATCAGTGAATGCTGGATCACCGCCCAAGAAAGTTTGTGACTGAACAGTTGCAGATATTGTAGAAGATACACCACTACCATAGACTACAAAAAGGGCGTTTCTTGCTTCGGCTATACTTACCCAATCACCAGTAAACGGCGCGGACTGGCCAGAGGCTAATAGTTTAGAGCCAATAAAAGAAGTGTTCATATCTATTATAATAATTACACCCGTTTTTTAAAAAAAAGATTAAAAATTGCCCTAATATATAGAAAAATCATTATTTTTACGAAATACAACAGTGAATGTCTCCGCCTTAGGTAGATGAACTACCATAGAGCAATCTCCATATTTATTATAATAATCTTCTGGAAAATCATTTTTAAACGTATCTAAATGTAGATCACCTTCTTGCCAATGTAATGGTAATTTATTTTTACCATGCCCAATAAGACGGTTCTGCGTACCTGTTACTAAATTTTTATCATATATTTTTAACTTATCTCTAACTATATTTCCAAAATGCGTTTCATCAACAGAATTATTTCCCTTGAATGGCCCATCATTGTTAATAAGATTATTAATATTTTCTATATTTAAATATAAATCCTGACAGGAACTTTTTTTAAAAAATGCAAATGGCCCAAATAATGTTTTATTTATATAACCAATAAACTCATTCTTATCAAGAACTTCATCATTAATATAATTATTAAAATTTCCATAGATAACATCTAAGTCGCTCCACCCAAACCATTCATATTGCTCCAAATATTTTGCATACATTTTCCCAAACACGGGTCTTACATCTGCTAGTTTTTGTGGTCTGTTTATAGCCACGCCGCCTCCCAATGCGTAATTTAATCTAATATTTACATCATCTAAACTAGACGGGATAAATCTTAAGTTGCCATCCCTAAATTCATTTTCATACTGATCATTAAATATTAGCCAATCATAATCCTTGTTAAATTTAGCAGTTTTTCTTGTTAGATCAAATAACCTTGGAAACTCACCAAGATATACTACAATAATAGCTATCTTATTTTTCATTAATAATACTCCAAAAAGATTTTGGTAGAATTATATTCTCTGGCACCTCCCTGAACATGGGCGCAATCTCTTTTGGCGTATATCCCGCTAATCCGCAGCCGATCTCCGTAACTAGAAATGTTAGATAACTATAGTTTTTAGATTCCTCAATAAAAGCTTTTACATATTTTTCTATAGCATTTAGGCTCAGAGTTTTTATCATATGATTTTTTGTTGGTATTGCATAGGTTTGACCGGTTCTTCCAAAACCCTTACCAAATTCCGCTCCGAATAGTTTATTTGCTACCCTTGCGGCCCCGGCACCGTGAATCCCAGCTTCGTTACTCCCAAAAACAAAAACCTCATAAGGCCCTAATTTTGTAATATTGTCAGGAGTGAATCTCATTTTATTACCTGTTTTAAAATTTCAATTAAAACTTCATTAACAGAAACATCTTGTTCACAAGAACGCTTCACTAACATTTCTAAAACTTCCCTAGACCAGTCGGTCATATCTAATTCAAGATCAACATATTTTTCTAGCTTTACACTACCATCGTCTTGAAGCTTAAAATCAAACTTATCCCCCTGTTTTATGTTAAGCTCTAATAGCTCATCTTCAGTAAAAGCGATCATCATATCGCCAGTTGGTTGTAACGCTTTTTTCATATTTTATACCCCTTTTGAGTAATTAGTTCTGGATTCTCTTCTAATACTTTAGCTACAATACCAATTAATTCTTCTGGAGTAAAATGAGACTTTTCTTCAAACATATCGGCAATAAGGTTAACCTCCTTCATATACAAAGAGTACAACTTTTTTCTGTTTATTTTTATGTTTTTCATTTTTTATTTAATTGTTCGTAGATTTTATCATATGCGCCATGTTCAATACTATCAAGGAATTTTTTAGCCTGTTTTTCACGTTGCTGAAAATAAAAATTAGGATAATCGGTGCTTAATATATTATAGCCACCATTAGGAAATATTTCTATAACCTGAGATAGTCCGCAGTCAATATTAATATTAACCGCAGTTCCTTCTTCATCAATTTCTATACCACCATTTCCCTCTATTGTTGTCGGCGTGTGTCCGAATACCTGTTTGATCTTAGGTATGAGTCTTGCCTCCCTAAAATAATCACACCAAAGTATTCCACCAGCCTTACTATTACCACCACGGCAATAGCCAGCAGCGCCAATAATATCGTTCCAAACCCTGTTATGGTAATCACAGGTGGCTTTATCCAGTTTCTCTTTGACATAATCTATATCCGTGCCTCTTACGGGGCACTCGAACCAGTGCGGGTGAATTCCCGCATGCGTAAAAAGGAAACCATACTCAAAATGGTATAGTTTAATCTTGTCCCAGTCCTTACTAGTAAGCACACGGTTAACAGCATCGTCTTTCTGGATGCTATATCCTGAGCAGTTATAAATATTTTGTGGGCTACCAAAAGTATCGGAACGATAGTTCAAATAAGAATAGTTAATATCGTGATTGCCCATCAAATGAATACGATTTGGCTTCTCTAGAGAAGACTTTAACCAACGGGCGGTCTGATCGGCATCAACAGCCGTATCACCAAAATCATCAAAATAATCGCCAACAAAAATAATAGTATGCGTACTATCATACTTTGATGCAATCGCCTCGGCCTCCGCCCAGTGATTGTGTATGTCACTTATGACTATGATTTTCTTCATTTGAATATTATCTTTAATTTTTACATGAAAGTCAAATACAAATAAAAGTTTGACCAAACAGTCAAATAATTGTAAATTATAATGACATATGGATCATTTAAGAAAAGAAACTGTTCTTATTCTCAATAGAAACTGGCAAGCAATACATGTTAAAAGCCCATTAGAGGCAATGACTATGATGTACTCGGATACAGCCACCGCCCTAGACATTCGTGGTGAAGACCGCATGACCCCATTAAAGTGGCAAGACTGGATAAAGCTTCCCGTAGAAGACGAAAAAGATGACTTCATTCAAACGGTAAGGGGTAATATAAAAATCCCAAAAGTTTTAGTTCTTTGCAACTATAATAAGGTTCCTAAGAAACGCCCTAAATTTTCACCAAAAGCAGTTTGGGACAGAGACGAAGGTATCTGTCAGTATACTGGCAAGAAGCTTACGCCCCAAGAAGCAAATATCGATCACGTTATCCCGCGCTCTCGCGGCGGCAAAACCGATTGGAGTAATTGCGTGTTAACACATAAAGAAGTTAATGCTAAAAAAGCAGACCGTACTCCAGAAGAGGCAGGTTTAAAATTAATTAAAAAACCACAGGATCCGAAAGAACTTCCCTCTACTTTTTATATCCGAAATAAACATAACGTAAGAGAGTGGGATATGTTTTTAAATTTGAATTGACATTTGGTAAAATAAGAACCATCATAATCTAATGGACTCAAATTCTATTAGAAAGCTTACGGCTAGACTAGATGGCTCTAAATTTTTATCCTATGTAAATGTGCATAGCGTACAAGATTATTTTAACCTACCCAAACAAGAACGTGAACGCTTTGGTCTCTACAGAAAGCCATTTGCACTTCCCTGTGAATGGCTACAAACACGTACTGGCGCAAAAATCGGCACCATCAAGCCAGAGATGCAAGGATGGGCAACTTGGGAGGCAGAGATTCGTCGCCGCTATCCAGCGCAATGGTTCTTGCGTGAGTGGTGCTTTAGTTGGGAGAATCCGGTTTACGCATTTTGTAAGAGCATATATTACAGCTATAGAGAAAAGAAGTATGCAGTAAAACGTTTTATTAATCCTTTTTACCCACGCTTTCGCAAGAGCATGCCAAGGCACCAGTATAGTGATGTATGTGAAGTTTTAAGAAAGGCTAATTTTGCGCTACTACTTGATTTTTGGTATGATGAAATGCTAGATGGTCACGTAGACTGGAACGATAATCCCAAACATAAAAATTTCTTTAATAAAGTCAAAGCGGCAATTAAGTATATTGAAGTTGAGCGCCCAGCCCTAGAGGACAAGGCAGATAAGGCACTCACAGTTGCTACCCAAAAAAGAAGCGGCACTTTCGAGCAACGGTATGGAAAGCACGACGCACTAGAGAAAAAGATCACCGAAAAAGATACTCAACTCCTAGTTTGGATAATGCAGAACCGCGAAATGTTTTGGACATGAGTAAAATTCTAATCATAGAGTCTACTAGCAAAACTAAACCTCTTGCCGAGGACTATAGTGATACGAGTATTGTTCACTGTCGTAATTCGGTTATATTAAAGAATTATTTAGGAGCAGACCTGCTTGATGGTGAGTATAAATTGCATGAGATAGTCAATAATAAATATGATGTTATTATTTGTTGTTATGCCTCGCCATACATGCCGCATATTCCTTATAGAAAAATTATAGACAACAATCCCGGCGCGCGTCTTGTATGGCTTGTGAATGATCATGATCTAGAGGACAACCAACTCTTACGTTACGCTATTTCTCAAGGCCGAACCTATGACATGATCTGCAATAACCCAAGAGAAGGTTATCGCCATTGGATCTTAGGAAAGAATATCGAAGGTAAGAAGTTAAATGACTTTATTATTAATTGGCATACTACCAATTTGAACTCTCTTATTTTTAGAGATACGAGACATGTACCAGCACGAGACAATAAAAATGGTTTTATATATTATGGAACCTATAGAAAGCACCGCGCCGATGATTTTAAAGTATATTTAAAGAAGGGCATGACAGTTTCCAGTAGTATAAAGCACTGGAAGAAGTACGAGGCATTGGGTTGTGATCCAGAGTTTATTCGCCCACTGACTTGGCAGAAAGACAATGAAGATCTTAGAAACTATAAATATAGCCTATATCTCGAAGACAAGCATACCCATGATAACTATGCATTCCTAGCCAATCGTGTTTATGAGGCATTAATGTGCGATATTGTTACACTATTTGCGCCCAATACTAGAGAGACACTAAAGAAGTCTAATCTATTTGACTTGCTTCCAGTTGTACTGCCAGAAAACTGTTATGGAGATGAACTTATAGAGCATGTTAATTCGCTAGATTTTGATTACCTAAGAAACGTACAGAAAAAATACTTTGATAATATTCTTGGTGAACGCGAGATGGTTCTCTATGGAATTAAAGAGTTCCTAAAATAAGAAAAACCGTATGGGGATTACTCTCCCATACGGCTATTAGTTTACCTTTACTAATATTACTGCTTGAAACGAACGTTAAATACTGCCGAACCATCTGGGGCAATATTTAGGTTAATCGCAGCAACATTTGTCCAATTCTCGTCACCGGGAAGGGTAACGACAGGCGTTAGTGCTGCAACGATACCAGCAACATCTGCTGGTTCTAGCTTTGCACTTGCCATCTTGGGCGGTTGTGTTAGCGTAATAGCCATATTTTATTTTGTCTAGTTTTTCTACAGTTGGACTCTTCTGGTAATTTATCATTTGCAGGCCCTACTTCTAGCGACACTTGTCATTCGAGTTCGGGTTTATTACTCGTGATAAAGATACTATATATTTACACCCAAGAAATCCAAAAATGATTTTAAACTAATTTAATTATTTAAAATTGAATTGTTGGTGGAAGACCCATTAACTGGGATAATTGAAACTGACCATTAAATGCCGGAGATATTGGCAAGCCGGGCGCAATAAAGTTCGGAATAAACATACCTGACGATGGAGGTATTACAGTATAACAAAGGGGCTGTTTTGTAAATGGGAATGCATTTCCAGATCCATTATAATATAAGTTACAAACCTCATTTGCATTTAACTCTCTATTCCAGAAACCCATCTCATCAACGGTGGCGGATATTGTATACATACCACTATACCCTTCACCCAAGAAATCTGAAAGAGATAGTCCAGAAAAACTATTATCTGATGGGTCTGTAATTGAACCTGCGAAATTATTATTAATATATAAATTTAATCCAGTAGGTGATACATTTACAGTTGAATAATACCATTCACCAGTATTAGGAATAATACTAGTATACACTCCTTGACCATAACTATAAAGCGCTATACCATTTGTTCCGTTTAGATACAATGTAGTATCCCCATAACCTCCACCTCCAAGCCCCCAAATAGCCTGAGGATAATTGTCGCTATATATATTATCAAATTTAAACCAGCAAGAAATTGACCAAGTTTGTTCGCCACTGATATTTAAGTTATTAACAAAACTACCAGAACCATCCGCAAAGAATACACCACTATTTGCTATTCCAGAATTGTATCCATAACCGCTATACCCGCTAAGATTATAGCCATGTAGAGTATGATCGACTAGATTATTATCAAAGTTCCAATAGGCAACAAGACCAGAACCCAAGCTACCACTAGCAGATGGACAGCATTGCCCATTTATAGCAAAATCAGGTACGCATTGCGGTACACTATACGCTATACCGCTCCAATTAGTAACATTTGTTTCTGTATTACTACTATACGCAACCGATAATATTCCGTCGCCGCCACCCTGACCATATTGAATTCTTATTGGGTAATATTCACCACTATTAAGAGATATTGGGTCACTAGATGAGGCTTGGTTACCATGACTTCCACCATTATTTACTAGTGCATTGTTAAGATCATACCCAGTTAAAGCATTCGCTCCTAGCCATAAGTAACTAGCGTCGTCACTCCAAGTTGAGAAAGAGAAATCATCAGTATATGGCGCACGGAAGCGACCAACAAACTGCCAACTATATTGTTGCAATGCATCGCTACCATTAAACTGCGTGAAGTCTGCAGGATTTAAATTCTGTATGATATTATCACCATTAACATAGAAATTCCTAATTTCAGTTGTGGTATAAGTTTGTGTTTTGTATTCGGGGTGTAGATTAAAGAACTGCGGATTCTCGGCATTTGGGCCATCACTAAACGATGCGGAACTGTCGCCGCCATTATAATACATCTGACCAAAAAGTCCGTCTACAAGTGGCAAGTCTAATTCTAATTCATTAATTGGTGAATAAGGATTGCCAGCACAATCAAGTACTGCATCACCATAACAAATACCTAGCGTGTCACGAGTGTACATGCACCCATAAATATCCTCTCCACAGGCTGTTGGATCATTACACGTTCCATACGAACCATCACATAAAGCCCTTCCGAAACTGTCAGTACCTATAGCGCTATGACAGCAAGAATTTCCAAAATAGTCAGAATCAGCATAGTCGCCACAAGTGCCGCCACAGCAGCCACTATAACAACCCATACCTACAGTAACACAATTTCCACAGTCATCGTTTTCGGTGTTACAACCACAACTATTAGAACAAGTGCAGTTACCACCGCAATCATGACAACCATCCGATGGATATGTACATTCACTATAACCAAAAGAATTTGAATCATAGTTACATGCGCCACTATCATTACAATCTACATACCAGCAGCTATTACAATCACTATGATAGTTTCTTGCGCCCGAATCATTACAACCATACGAACATTCACTCGCGCCAAAAGAGTTTGAATCGTAGTTACAAGCGGAGGAAATATTACAGTCTACATACCAGCAGCTATTACAATCACTATGATAGTTTCTTGCGCCCGGAGCATTACACGCCCAAGAGCATTCACTAGTACCGAAAGAGTTTGAATCGTAGTTACAAGCAGAGGAAATGTTACAATCTGTATACCAGCAACTGTTGCAGCTATCATGGTGGTTTCTTGCGCCACTATCATTACATCCCCATGAGCATTCACTTGATCCATAAGAGAGTGAATCGTAGTTACAAGCAGAAGAGTCATTACAGTCTACATACCAGCAAAAATTGCAGCCATCATGGTAGTTTCTTGCGCCCGCATCAGTACAACTCCAATAACAACTTCCATCATCACATGTTGCTCCGGAATTATAACCGCAAGCCGATGCGTCTGTACACCCAAAAACGCTATAAATTGTACAATTAGTATTAGCACAATCTCCACAATACGATGTACAGCCACCATCACAGTTGCCACAGGAATCTGGATATGTATAGATTCCTCGATCCCAACCACAAGTATCATGGTTTATATAAAAATCATTCTGACAAACGCATGAGCCACCAACACCATCAAGATAACTACAAGCTCCAAGTATATATTCATTAGCGCTGTCGTTATATCCAGCACCTATACCACAAGCATATATGTCTGTACATTTACCGTTTCCTATTACATTTAGTGTTAAATTTTCACTATAGTAGATATTACCTGTAGAGGACCTACTATCACCAATCCAAAAATATAAATTATTACAATCAAGTGCACCAGTAGTTATATCACTTAACACATAAACATTATCACTTGTCGTAGGAAAGCTAGTGGCTTGAACAGTAAATGCGCCATCTATCCACCAATTTTCTAATGTAGAGGCATCATTATTACTTGTGGATATGTTATTAAAATAAAAGTTAGCCATTACGTAACTTCTCCTTTATAAAATCTACCGAATGTTTACATACTAACATAGTTTTTAAATTATAATCTCTGTACGGAATAAAACTTGCCGTTTCCATCATAAGAAACATTCCAAGTAGCAAGTACTCCGCTATTCTGATCTAAAAGAATGGTTTGAGTAACATTATTACTGCCATTGAAAGTCTGGTTAAAATATCCCACAATCTGCTCTTGGTAATAAATACCTATCTCTAGCGGATTACCGGCACCATCCGTATTATTTACCTGCAAAGTATCATAGCGTGGAATTGGGCTGATATTGGTTATCTGCTCTTGCAAAACTCCGCTCACCCCATACATGATCGGGTCAACCTCTATTTTTTCCATCATATTATTGATCATAACCCCTGTTATTACACTAGAATAATATTAAAATTAATTTTTAATTGATAATAAATTTTAAAAAAAACTCTTGCCAAACTATAAAAATAGTATGAAGATAAGAGTATGAGCACAACTACAAACAGTAAAACATACAAGCTGGGATGGCTGGAAGGTGGAGACCGTTTTGATATTCCATCTCTTTCAGATACTATGCGCAATCTTAAGGTTATCTCTACAAATGCCTCTAGTACAAATGTAGAAGGGGAGCGTCGTAATAGTATTAATGACGTATGGCAGCATTTTCGTTTTCCAATTTCTAACGATGTAACAGTGACATTACTTGAGAAGGGTGCTCCAATCGTTAAAACAGAGAAACCGAATAAAAAATCTATGAACACACAAGAACATGATACCGAGGCAGAGACGCCCCGGCGCAGGGGTCGCCCTTCCAAGCAGGGCAAGTCACTGAATGAGCTAGCTGGAGTCAGCGGCGAGTTCACCGTCAAGGACATCGTTGAGAAGAACGATATCAAGGAGTACGAGGCACACAACCTAGTCCGTAGCGCAGTCAAGAGTGGCAAGCTACAGGTTGTCAAGGAGATCAGTGGCGGTCGCGGAAAGCCAAAGAAGGTCTACCGTTTGGCCTAAGATAACACAACGGGGGCTTCGGCCCCCGTTTTACTTTTCACACAAAATGGACAAAACACACGGAGATGAAGTATCTAGAGATGATTTCTTGCATCTGAAGGCGCATCGTGATTTTAATGTTCTTCTAGTTAAAGAATTAGAGACTTGGATAAAGTCAATGTATCTAGTTCCAGAAGAATTTGAGTTTCAACGCAAAAAGATCTATAATAAAGTTAAGGAGCAGATCTTACAAGAGTCTGGATGGTAAAATTTATTTTCCTGTAGTGAAATGGTATCACCTGTTGTTTTGGCCAACATATTCTACGTTCAAATCGTAGCGGGAAAGTTTTTAATGGGTAGATCGGTTAGCGGCAATACCAGCGGACTGTAAATCCGCTCTCATTCGAGTTCGAAGGTTCGAGTCCTTCTCTACCCACCATTTTATTTCTCTAATAATTTCTTAATCTCTTCTATATTTTTCTTCATTTCTGTACGATCTATTTCAGCCTTTAGAATAAGCTCTTTCATTTCGGCGCGTTCTTCTTTAGCTTTAATAATATAATCCAGCGCAGTTTTATCTATACGTATATCTTCAGCTAATTTCTTGATCATAATATTAGATTCTTCATCTAACTTAACATCTCTCATTAAATGTTCCCTATCTTTTTCGCCCTGTCTAGTTGAAGACATAAGGATTAAAGGCGTTGCATATGCCGCCTCAAAAGATAAAAATAAATTTAAAAGAATAAAAGGATATGGATCAAAATGTACCAAGCCAATTATATTTGTAATAACCCAAATAGTTAATATTGTTGACTGTATAACAATAAAAGTCCAACTACCGATGAACTCTGCAATCTTATCCGCTAATTTTACGCTAAATTCTTTTAGATTCATTAAAGTAATTACACTATTATAATATATGAAACCCGAAGCTATAGCCTTTATCCGACAGGTTTCTGGCGCCGCCATGACACTATCGTTCATGTTCTGCTACTTACCGCAGATTATTAAGATTTATAAAACAGAGTCTTCTAAAGATGTTTCAGTTACAATGATTGTGCTTGGGTTAATCGGATATATTTCTGGAATTGTTTATATGTTCTGCAACAGTTTTGGTATTTGGTGGTTCTTAAACTACTTGAGCGGTATAATTAGTTCTGGCTTTTTATTTTATTATTGGTACAAGCACAGAAAGTAGTTGATCACTAGTCCAAAAAGAGTTATTCTTGCGGTATGAAACTGGCATCTATAGAGATAATCAAGTCTATTAAACAGCATCCCGGCGCTGATTTATTAGATATTGCCACTGTTTTAGGATGGCAAACTATAGTTAAGCGTGGTGAATACAAGGAGGGTGATCGCGTGGTATTCGTAGTTATTGATACTATTCTCCCACATCGCCCTTGGAGCGAGTTTCTTGCCGATAAGAAAAATCCCGAAAAGCCAATTCGCTTAAAAAATGCGAAGATTCGGGGTGAATACTCTCAGGGGCTAGTTCTGCCAATTTCAGTTCTTGATGGTAATAGTTTTGCCGCAGGAAGTTGGCAGATTGGCGCAGATATTGGCGCAGAACTTGGAATTAAGAAATATGAGAAAGAGATTCCAGCCAGTCTCTCTGGTGAGATTATTGGAACTTTCCCAACTTATCTTGTTGCACCAACTGATGAAGATAACGCACTCTCAAACCTTGACATCGTTGAAGAGGTTCTTAAGCACGATTTAACCGTAACTTGGAAGTTAGATGGATCTAGCTGCACTATTATTGTGCAGGACGGCGAAATTTCCCATGTATGCAGTCGTCGTATGCAGATTAAAGAGTCTGATACTAACGCGTTCTGGATTGTTGCGAATAAACTGCGCCCGAATATCCCGTTAGGCTGGAGTGGAATTATTCAAGGGGAGGTTTGTGGACCCGGCATTCAGGGAAATCAACTCAAGCTACTTGAAGCAACTCTCTATATATATCAAATTAGAGAACTTCATGGTGGCTGGATGACTTATGACGAAATGGTTTCTTTTGGTGAGAACGTCTTAAAATCTAATGTTGTAGCTAAAATTGAGCACGGTTATATTAAATCTTTAGAAGGGCTGCAGGTTATTGCAGATAATCTTAAATTCGACAAAAACATTCCCGCAGAAGGAATAGTTGTACGTCCAGCGCACTATCCCGGATCTGGAATTGGCCGTCCGCTTGGATTTAAAATCATTAATAGAAATTATAAAGATTAATATGAAAAACAAATGGAAAGATGAAGTTATACGTCAACTAGATATCTGCGGTATCTACCAAGCGGCGCACGATGAAAATCCCAAAAAGGCACTTCATGATCTTGTTTGCTATAATATGGAGGTTGCCGTATTTGTTGAGAAAGAAAAAAGCTTTCCCAATAAATTACAAAATTTCTTTTATAGATTCGTAAATAAACTTCCACCCTTTTAATATATGGACTTCGATGATTTTTTACAAGGCTGTTTAATAGGACTGCTAATTTTATTAGTAAGTATATTGACATTTTTTCAAGGATATTACCATGGAGAGAATAGCTTTCAGAAAGAAGCGGTACAAAGAAATTTTGGCCGTTTTGAATTAAACACTCACAACCAAGCCGTGTTCAGATGGAACGAAAAAATATGAGGGATAAGCGTAAAACATTTTTATTTGAGGCTAAAATAATAAGCTTTATATTAGCGTTAGCTTTTATCCCCGCAGTATTTTTTGTGGGATGCGCCTTTTTTGATCCTCCACAACCCACTCATTATTATAAAATTCAAAGATTAAATTATAATGGCGAAGTAATCCAAACTTATTATAGCAAATCTTATCCTTATGGAACAGATTTTATTGACTTTAGAGAATATCCCTCTGGCAAATGGATTAAGTTAAAATGTAGTTATGTCGCTGAAGATTTAGGGACAAATAAACCCATAATAAAATGAAAAAACTAAAAGAAATATGGAACCACGATATAGTTATTAATATAACTATTGCTCTATTCTTAATAATTCTTTTTCTGGAAGTTAGATATTTATTTTCATGAAAGTCAAATATAAACTAAAAGAAATATACAAGGGAATTTTTCTTGTTACAATACAGGATGAGTATGATCTTGCAATGACTTTCTGCCGATTGCAGGAGTTTTACGAGTCTCCGTTCAAACAGATTCGCGGAAAGACTTTTAGTATGGACGAATTTCAAAGGTTGTATGCCAAAAAGTTTGGCAACGGCATTTTTACTTATCCAGCCGATTGGGCTGGCTTTAATGTGCCAGGCGATGTTCTAAATAAACTAATCTCTACAACCTTTACTGATTGGGGAACTGAATATGATTTTATTATAGAAGATATTCATTCTGAAATTCTTCAAAAGAATCAAGATCGCTATTATCTTATTGGCGCCGGGCCCAAAGATAAGGATACCATAAACCACGAAATCTGTCATGCGCTTTACTATTTAGATAAAGATTACAAATTTAGAGTTGATTATGTCGTTAGTGAGTTAAATATAAAACTATTAAACTATTTTAAATCTGACTTATTAGATAAGGGGTATTCTAAAGGCGTACTAACCGATGAAATTAATGCTTATATGTGTTTTGATTCTGATTACTTATTAACCAGCAAGAAACTCAATAAACATGAAAAGAAAAATTTTGATCAAGTTCAAACAAAACTGAAAGCACTATTTAATTCTACTATCTCAATAAGAAAACACTTAGCAAAATGAAATACTTTTTACCATTATTATTAATATTATGCGTTATAGGAATCAGCCTGTCGTTTAACGATCTAACAAGAGCAGGTTACCCACAATTTAGATACAGCTTACATTTACTCGATAGTAAAAATTTCTACTCCAAGCAACAATGCTGGGAGATGGTTAAAGACAAGTTAAACCTAAAAATAAAAAATGGGAAACTGGAGTTTTAATTTACTAATATTTCTATTAGTTTTATGCTCGGCTATAAGTGAAACTAATAATATAACCTATCTTGATTTGACGGCTAAAGACCTGACCATTAATCAGTTAGAAGATCTTTACTATTTAAAGATATCCAAATCAGTACGCTTAACTGGCGAGAATTTATTTGATTTTAATAGTTTCGCGGCCACCCAAAGAGTTAGAACTTATACCACTATAAAGATAGATTTTTAGTTACTGACTTATCTATTTTATTTGTGTAAAAATGCTTATGGCAAAAGCACCACAAATAGACCATAACGTAGAGAAATGGACGGCCTTCTGTAAGAATAAAGAAGAAGCAGAGGCACAACTACAAAATAAGCTACTAATTCTCTCACAAAAAAAACTAATTGTTAGTGCTAAAAAAGAACTAGTGGAATCAAGATCACACCCTCAAGGATTATTTATTTATAAGTTTTGTATAGTTACGGCACCGAAGAAATAGTTTGACAAAATGGTAAGTTGGTAGTATTATATACTATATAGCGGGAGGTTAGTTTATCGGTAAAATGCATCGTTTACACCGATGAGTGAGTGGTTCGATTCCACTACTTCCTACCATTTTTGTTTTTACCACTATAAATAATGTGCAAATTCATCCTTATAGAATTTCAAGAAGCAAGAGTTGGAGAAAAACCGTAATTTTTGTACAGGCACTAGAAAATCCTCACAGATGGGTTGACTTGATAAATAAATTGTGGTATGATAAGTCCATAAGCTCAAGACTTATCGAACAGGCAAAAGATTGTTTTACAGCATATAGAAAATAATATGATTCATAATTTTATTACAGAAGACCGTGAGCAAATCAGTAAAGATGTTCAAGAAATGCGAGATTTTGTAAAAATGCTAAATAGGGAGATATTAAACGGCGCAAATGCAAAACCAAGCAAAAAATATTTTTGTTGGAACCTAATTAAAAACCGTCTAGTTTTGGGGTTATGGGAAATACCAGATACTCGCCCGTGCCGGTTCCCATCTTTTAGCTTTTTTAATTGTAAATCTTATACAAAGTTTGGGATAAGATATAAAAGAAATTTATTTGAGATAGTATGGAATAAGGACATAAATTATATCACAAATCTCAGTAAAAGGTTTGACCGGACACTCAAAATGCTTTAAGATGTAAAAATGCACAACGCATTTCTAATCGCTGATCCACACTTCTCGCATGAGGGTGTTTGCAAATTTCTTAGGGACGACGAGAGTAAATTGCGTCCTTGGGATAATGCCGCTGATATGGATGAGGCGATGATTGAGAACTGGAATAAGGTGGTTCGTCCTGTGGATAAAGTATATGTTTGCGGCGATCTTGTAATGAAGGCCAAAAAGCAAATACACATTATGGATAGACTCAATGGCAAGAAGGTTCTCATTAAGGGTAATCATGATATCGGAGAGCTTAAGGTTTACCTTCCTTATTTCTACGACATTCGCGCTTTTCATGTTCTGGACAACTTCTGTATCACCCACATCCCAATCCATCCAGATTGCTTGGGACGATTCAAGGGTAACATTCATGGACATATTCATCAGCGCAAAATTATGAAGCTATTAACTTATGGGCCAGATGGTACTCGACATACCTATGCTCCCGATAAGAGATACTTCTGTATTTCTGCCGAGCAGATAGACTATACACCGATTGAGTGGAATGATCTACGAAAGAGGTTTTACGCCCAGCTTGGCATGGAGATTAAAAATGACTAAAAAAATCCCTACGCCAAAAACTGCGAGAATATCCAGTTGGGAAGCATTTGTGCGCGCGGTAAGAAAAAGTATAAAAAGAAATCTAGGTAACTGAATAATAACACTAAATAAATTTTATGATAATAAAACACATTAAAATGCTTATGCTATCAATTAGGAATCTTGGTTTTATAACAGGTTGGAGATATTTTCAAACATATTTAAAAGCCTTACAAGACCCTAATTTCATTCTTGAATGGGCAGATGCTTGCGATAATCACGCGAGAAAATTAGAGTTTTTCAATAAAGAGCCAAAAGTTGCAGAAGCAGCTAGACATTGGGCAAAAACTTTGAGAGAATGTAATAAACAGATACAACAATACGAGACCAAAATAAATGAACAATAAATTAGAATTTTATATAGACCTAGATAACACTCTTATCCATGCAGCATGGGGCGGCAATCCCAATAAACGCAGAACCAAGATTGATCTTGGCCCAAAGGAAGTTTATTGGAGCATGTTGCGCCCACACGCATTAGATTTTCTTGCATTTTGTCGTGACATTGCGCCTACATACATGCTTACCCATGCCGCTCGTGATTATGCGCTAGAGCATAATAGAGTTTTTAATCTTGGTTTTACCGAAAATCAAATAATTGCAAGTGATGATTTTGCTTATAATAAGGCTGGCATGCTTATTGATAGACTTATACCGAATAAAACAAATGTTTCGCCGGGTGCTATACTTGTAGATGATAAAAATCCGAAAGATGAGCTTCCTAGTATTAAAATGCAATATTTAGGTATTGGTACGGATAGATATGTTCAGAGTAGAGACTATCGTGGCGGCAAAGATCCAGAAAACTTTGATAAAGAAATAGAAAAGATAAAGAAAATAATTGGCTTCCCATTTCATAAAAATTCTTATACCATATCAGTATGAGCAAGAAACGCATCACGGTTGATTTTGACGAGACACTCGCCAAAACCGACACATGCTGGAACGGATGGATACATATGGGCGCGGGAACCATATCTCCTATTCCAGAAGTTTTCGAGTTGGTACGCAATAAACACAGGGAAGGTTATGAAATTCATATTGTAACATTCAGGCCGGAAGAGCATAGGCAGGAAGTTGTAGATTTTGTTAAAATGCACAATCTTCCGATTGCAGATATTCATTGCACCGCAGGAAAAGAAAAAACTCCAAAACTTTTAGAATTAAATTCTGAATTACATATAGACGATTTTGTAGAAGCATTGGTTCTCGCACAATTAAAAGGAATTAAATGTTTGCTTGTGGACGCAGGACAACATAAAGATAATTCTACTGCTGACCTGTTTGAACGTTTGCATATCAAATAATTAATTTATATAAATAATAATACTATATTTAGAATAAAAAAGATCATATAATACTCACATGAACCTTATTTTAGTATATATAAAACAAATTGTAAAATTATATGACCAGCGCTAGAACAAGGTGTAATCAATATATTCGGGGGATTAATTCTTAATTAAATTTTGGGGTCTGGGTCTGCTGGATGTGGACGCCGAGCTTGCACCTCGGATTTCAGATGGGTTTGAACCCCATAGACTCCACCATGGGTTTAGGTGTAATTATTAGCATGATAATATGCGATATATGTAAAGAGTCTTTTGCCAATAAAAAGATATATGCAAACCATATTAGATGGCAACATAAAGACAATAATAAAAAATGCAAGTTTTGCGGAGACATTTTTAATATGGTTAACTACCATAAAACTAAATGCCATTTAAACCCTTCGAATATAAGAAAATGTTTACAATGTGATAAGATTTTAACATTACATGGCATAAAATTTTGTAGCAGAGAGTGTTCCGGTAAGTTTAATACCAGTAAAAGAACCAAAAAGTATTTAAAAGAGTTAAAAAATAAACATTCAACCTATCGTAAAGATGCACTATGCAAACGCTGTAACGTGCCTATTAAAATCAACGCTAGAGCATCTTCGATAAACTCTTGTTGTGATAAATGCAAAAGAACAATCACATATAACTGTTTATGCAAGATTTGTGGTAAAAATTTTTCACATTTAAAAAGATCAGTTAAAACATGTGGCGACGAATGCTATAAGAAATTACTATCAAATAAATCTATTAGTAACCCTAATTGCGGCGGCGAAACTAATTATAAGAGATATAAATATAACGGAATAATATTTGATTCTTCTTGGGAGGTAGATATTGCCAAATTCTTAAATAAAAATAAAATAAAATGGCAGCGATCAAGAAAAATAGTTTTATTTTGGACGGATAAAAACAATAAGAAAAGAAGATACTATCCTGATTTTTACTTGCCGCAATACGATTTATATTTAGACCCCAAAAACAAATATAAACAAAGACTCGATAAAGAAAAGCTTGATTATATCTCAAAAAGTTATAATATTGTATATGGAGATGTCAATGAATGCAAACAGAAGATACTGGAACTAATATGAACCCCGACATTAACATTGAGGTCGCAAGGCTCCGTGCAGAAAATTCTCAGTTGCAAAAAGAATTAACTAAATCTGAATCCGAAAGATTACAGATTGAAGACATTAATGGATGGATTGATTCGGAGTTTCAAATTGCAAACAAGAGGGCATTGCAAGCCGAAGCAGAGGTCGCAAGGCTCCGTGAGGCTATAAAACCATTTTTAAGATTTGCCAACGGAATCCCCGACAACTGGCCCGAACAATGCATTCTTCGATTCGATCAGAGAATCGATGGGTCTCTCAATATCAGCTATTATGGAGTCCAAGATGCCAGCGATGGAATTACGATCAAGCAATGGAGGGAACTAGCACGACTCGCCTCCGCGCCAGAGGAACCAGTTATCCAAGATTCTCGAATAACTGAACCCGTGAGCGAATGCAAACGCTGTAAGGGTCGCGGAACTGTATGGAGTAGCGCAGTAGAACCAGCAGGGGGATTAGCAATTTGCCCTGAATGTGAAACCCAAGACGGTGCAACGATGGACGACGAGGATTGGAACTTAAAGCCAAAGCAGGAGGAGATGCCGCTGGAGAAGGAACTAGACTACCTCACCCGCGAAGCATCCCGCGCATCAGACATCCACAACCATGTGCTTATCGTGGACTGCCTCCGCTACCTCCGCGACGAGATCCAGAAGCTAAAGGATAAAAATACCAATGATTGAGATACTAGACATACCTCAATACATTCTCATAGATGCGATTAAACGTAGTAAAAAATTAGGACGTTTACATAACAGCATAACAAAGGGTGGTGGTAATATTATCGGTTATATAGGACAAGCCTTGGTCGCCCGGCACCTAAAGGCGGAAGACATTGATGACTACCAGTTCGATGTAATGAAGGACGGTGTAAAGTTTGAAGTTAAAACAAAACGTTGTACAAGTAAACCAAAGCCAGATTATGATTGCTCAGTAAGCGAGTTTAACACGGAACAGAAATGTGATTACTATGTTTTTGTACGAGTGATGGAAGATTTTTCCAAGGCATGGATTCTCGGTAAAAAGAAACGAAATAAATATTTCAAGCAAGCAAGGTTCTGCAAGAAGGGAGAAAAGGACGAGAAGAGTCATTTAGGATGGACTTTTAAATCTTCTTGTTATAATCTTGAAATTTCAGAACTAGATCCAATTTAATTTATGAGTGAAAATAAATCTACAGGAGCAGGAAAGGGTGATTCGCCTCGTCCGGTAAGCAAGAAAAAATGGGATGCAAACTATGATTCGATTAATTGGAATCATAAAAAAGAATTAAAATGTGATGACTGCAAAAAACAAAAGAGCGATGTAGAGGAAACTTTCTGCCCCTTTGAGGAAGAAATCAACGATAATAAAGTTGCGGTAAAACTTTGTCGTGATTGCTATCTCAACCGTTGCGACGAAATATAATTTGACAGGACAAGAAAATTGTATTATTATAAGAGAGTAGGTTGATTACTGTGTGTAAATAACTTATACTGGATCCTAGTATCCTTTAATGATCTTTGATAGTAAAATCTAATTTATAACGGGGGTGCAATGGTCTCGACTTAATCGTTGAAATCTGTATATGCATGCAGTGGTTAATCGTCCGGCCACTTTAAAAGACGATTAAAAAACTAAACGCAGAGGATAATACCGACGCAATCCTAGCAGAAGCAGAGTACATCTTCAACAACGCTGACCAGTTCATCGTTGATGGGGCTGAGCTACTAGCTGCCTAAGGAATCAAGAGAGGATCCTATTAAATCTTTTGGAAACCGCAATAGGTTTGGTGGGTCACCTGAGCCAATAAAACAAACGGTGTCTGCAACTGAGGGCTAAGGACGCTTCAGTAGGTAGGACTCTAAACACGGATAGGTTAATAACACCTTGTTACCTGTAGTCAACCAAAGTACAAAGTTATTTAAGCATGTGAATGAATATATGGATCCCAATATTAAGGACGCGGGTTCGATTCCCGCCACCTCCAGGTTATGCTAGGTCGCACCTAGCTGAAGGGCAAACACAGGACAAGGCCAATGAGATAAAAATAAATCCTGTACAATTTTAAAGCCCTTGTAGCTCAGTTGATAGAGCAGCTGATTTGTAATCAGCAGGTCGTCGGTTTGAATCCGACCGGGGGCTCCATATTATTGAAGTGTAGCTCAATGGTAGAGCACTTGGCTGTTAACCAGGCTGTTATAGGTTCGAGTCCTATCACTTCAGCCATTTTCGAGGGCGGCGTGGAAACCATAGACACGCGGCATATATTGATTACAGATGGGGGGCGATTGCTTCAACCGAGACCCTTCCTATCCGCTGGATCGACAAACATCGTATATGTCGGAATAAGAATATGCGGAGGTTGAAGTCTGCATGCGCGGAAGTAATGTACCGCCCCTCAAATTTTATGCGGACGTGGCTCGACAAGAAAGGCAACGGTCTCCAAAACCGTCATAATGCAGGGGCAGTACCTGCCGTCCGTGCCATTTTGATAATGCCATCTAGGCACGATTGCATGTAATATAAATATATGAAAATATGTCTAAAATGTAATAAAGAGCACAAAAAACGTGGAAAGTTTTGTGGTAGAAGTTGTGGAAATTCCAGAATATTATCTGAAGAATATAAAAAACAAATATCTCTTCGCAATAAAAACAACCCCAATGTTTTAGAAGCTCTTAAAAAGGCAAGGATTAAATCTGCTGAAACTTTAACATCCCCTTCTTACAAGAAAAAATTAAGTTTATCTAAAACTGATAACTGTATATGTAAACAATGCAATAAGTCTTTTTATATACAACCAAGCTTAATTAATAAGCGAAAATTTTGCAACGGAAAATGCAGAAACCTTTTTAACAACAAGTTTATAAAAGCTTCTAGAAGCAAAGCGGAAATAGCTTTGCAGAAAAAATTGACAGAAAAATATCCAAATATGGATATTCGATATAATGATAGAATAGTTCTTAATGGGTTAGAGCTTGACGTATATTTCCCCTCTCTAAAAATAGCAATAGAGTGGAATGGAATATTTC